AAAAAGCTGCATCAATAACTAATTCTACATTCGTAGGAATCCAAACCGAAGTATCTTTATCTGATCTTCGCACACAAGGATTTGATGTACCAGATGACTTGGCGACAGAAGGTTCGGAATCTTTCGCGGGTCTTAAAGGTAACTACGGAGAAAGTGCTAGTAGACAATCAGTAAATAATGTCTGGGTAGGTGAAGAGGAAGATATTTTAGGCACGGCTAACAGGGAAATTACTGTTAACGAAGTCTGGATGAAGATTGACAGAGATGGCGATGGTATCGCTGAGTTGAAGAGGTTCATAGTGGCCGGTGATGAGATTTTATTAGAAGAGTATGCTGATAGTATACCTCTAGCTAATTTAAATCCTATCGAGATTCCATACGCCTTCTACGGGTTGTCTATAGCAGACGTAACTCGATCAGCTACAGAGATTAAAACGGCTATTACTCGAGGTATGGTAGAAAATGTATATTTGACAAATTATGGTCGAATTCTTGCAGATCCCAACACGGTGGATTTCCGTGCACTTCAGAGCCCCGAACCTCACCAGATTATTCCTACTAATGGTAGTCCTGTTGCAGCAGTGCAACCGATTACCCCGGATTCTCTGTCACCTTCGACGTTCTCCTTGTTAGAATTTATGAACAATGAGAAAGAGCAAGCTAGCGGTATGACACGTGCGGCTCAAGGTGTAAATGAAAAACTATTTGATTCTGGTAACTCAGCAGGTAAAGTTGCGCAAGTACAGGCGGCTTCACAAAAGCGTATTGCTTATGTAGCGCGTAGATTTGCTGAAACTGGTTTTAAAGACTTATGCCGTGGTGTTTATAGCTTAGTGCTAGAAAATGCTGATGCGATTATGAAAGACTTTTCGTACTATGGTGTTACATTTAAAGATATGATGCCTATTGAGAACTGCACTGTAGATATAGATGTTGGCCCCAACAGCAAAGCTAATACCCAAGAAAATATGATGATGTTAGCTACACAAGTTATGCCAATGTTATATCAAACTCCAGAAACTAAAAGTGTCATTAATCCTGCTTCAGGGTTTAACATTGCTAAGCAAATGATGGATTCGATAGGTATCGAAAACTGGACTGATTTTATTGTTGATCCAGCAACACCACAAGGTCAACAGCAAGCACAAGCTGTAGCTCAACAACAACAGGCAGCACAGGCTGAAGAGCAGAAAGAGCAGGAAATAGAACAACAGAAACTTATGTTGACTCTGCAAAAGCAAATGGCAGATATCCAGAAGAAACAAGCCGATATGGAATTGGATAGAGAGAAGTTCGAGCATATGGTTGCTAAGGACAAAGCAGAGATTGCCTTAGAAATACAAACAGGGAAACCTACTAAGATCGGTAATTAATTCATAAAACGGAGGTAAAATGGATAAAATAGAACTAGGGACTCATGCTAAGATGATTATAAGTAATAAAGCTTATGACTTAATCTTTGAGAAAGTTAAAGAAAAGTATTTAGCGGCATGGAGTCAGACAGGTTCACATCAAACAGAGCTACGAGAAACTATTTACAATACTGTCGTAGCACTAATAGATGTGAAGAAAGAAATAGAATCGTTAGCGGTTGCTGGCGATAATGAAACATTCAAAAAAGAACAGGAGGATCTAAATGGATGAGTTTACACTAAAAGACTTGGAGATGTTCAAGTTAGAACAAAAAAATATACTACGTGAAATGCGCGGAGCGACAGGCCGCGGTGGACACGGTCCCGTTATTAGACAACTACTCGAAAAACTTACTTCGGTGCAGATTCTTATTGCACGTCTTGAAGATGTAATTGAGCGTGAACCTAAAAAACAGGATGTTAAAAAGGTTAATAAGGCAGCAGCACCTACTAAGAAAGCTGCTACCAAATAAAGAATAATCTATAGGAGGATTATATAATGTCAGAGAATTTAGAAACTACCCTAACAAATAGTCAGGATGTTAATGTAAATTTGGTTGATGCAGATGTAATGTTAGAAGGTCTAGCGGGCGAGTTCTTTGGTGATAAACCAAAAGAAGATCTACCCAGTAAAGATATTGATAACGAAGTGGAGGAAGCAGCAGAGAGTGATGAAGCTGAGGCGCCCGAGACTGAACTATTAGAAGACGAAAGTAATGACGATGATCTAGAAACTGAAGAAGAAGAGACTGAGGAAGACGCAGATGACTCTGAAGAAGAAGTAGAAGATGATGGCGAAGAACTAGATATGGAATATGAAGTACCAGTCAAGATTGATGGTGAAGAGTCGACTGTATCTATGGCTGAGTTAATCAAAGGTTATCAGACTGCTCAAAGCTCTAACAAGAAATCCATTGAAGCCAGTGCACAGCTAAAAGAAGCTAAGGCACTTGCAGAAGAAGCTACTACGCTTAAATCTCAAAATGCTGAATTGCTTGCTAATCAAACTGATAGTGATGCAATACAGTTAGAAGCGTATGATCGTAAAATACAGCAATTAATAAATGATGATGATATGTTCGAATTGCCTAAATGGCAAGAAGCTAGACGTAATAAAGCTAAAGAACTTGAATCTAAGAGGAACGAAGCTACACGTCTTAAAGACGAGGCTAATTCTGAAAAGACTCAAGCAGACGCAGCTACGTTACAAGCAAATAAAGAACAAGCTATTTCAACATTAGATACGGATCTACCAGGCTGGCAAGATAACTACGAATCCGTGGTTAACTGGGCAGTAAAAGACTTAGGTTTTCCTGAGTTTGCAAACGTTATAGACCCTAAAGTAATTGCATTAATGTATGATTATAAAGCTTTAAAGGACAGCAAGAAAGTTGCGGTTCAAAAGCGTAAGAAAGCTCCTACTAAAAGTGTTAAGGCAACTAAGCCTGTGAACAAGAAGGCTAAAACTAATGAGAAAGAAAAGGAGTTACGCAAGAAAGTCTTATCAGGGGACGCTACAGAGAATCAATCTGATTCTTTCCTAGCGGGACTGGTAGACGGAATGTTTGACAATTAATCTTTCTTATCTCTTAACAATTGTAATATTTTATAGGAAAAATTAAAATGGCAATATTTAGAACGGAAGATACCAAGGGTAAAAAGGAGGACTTGGCATCTTTTATAACTATGATCACTAGAGATGAGACACCGTTCTTATCCTCTATTGGTAACAAAAAAGCCACAGCCGTTTTTCATGAGTGGCAAACTGATGAGCTAGCAGCACCTGCTGCAAATGCTCAAGCTGAAGGTTCAGACTTTTCAGCATCAGCTGTTGCAAGTACCAGCACAGCCCGTGTTGGTAACTACTCTCAGATCCTTACTAAGCACATCCAAGTTTCTAAGACTCTTGACAGTGTTTCTAAGGCTGGGCGCAACTCTGAGTTTGCGTATCAAATGAAGAAGAAAGGTACTGAGCTTAAGCGTGACTTAGAGCACGCACTAGTTGGCGCACGTCAAGTAACTAACGGCTCTGGCGGAGCTGATGGTGTTGGCGCAAACGCTGGTCGTACTATGGGCGGATACCAATCTTGGGTCCCTGCATATAACACATGGAACGTTTCTGCGGGTACTCCGGGATTTGCGGGTGGTAGTCATACAGCTGCGGCTGGTACTGCTACTGGTCTTCCAAGTGCCTCTGCTACTGCCGGTACTCACTCACTTGCTTTAAGTGACGTTGACGAGGTAATGCAAAGAGTTTACGAAGAAGGTGGAAAGGCAACAGTACTTATGATGTCTCCAACTCAAAAACGTAACTTCTCTGCTTTAGCACAAGCTGCTTCTAACGTTCGTCGTAATATTGACGAACTAGGTTCAATCAGACAATCTGTTGAACTTTATGAAAGTGACTTTGGCTTAGTAAAAGTTATACCTAACTACATCCAAGGTCTCGCTAGTAGCGTTGACATGAGTGATGGGCTAGGTGGAGCTACGGACGTTCTCGTTTACGACCCAAGCTGGTGGTCAATGGCTACTTTACGTCCTCTACACACAGCTGATGTTGGTGTACAGGGTGATAGCACGACTGCTATGATGATTGAAGAAACTACTCTAGAATGCAGAAACTCATTTGCATCTGGAATGATTTCCGGAATCGGCGCGATCCAAGCGTAAGTTTTATTTGGAAATATAGGTGGCCCTTAGGGGCTGCCTTTATTTAAGTGTATTATATTAGTATATTTAAGTAGAGGTATCCAACCTTAAATCGGAGAATTAAAATGAGTAATTTTATTAAAGATACATATGGCAATAATGGTGAATTCAGAGCCACACAAGATGTATCAGCTTATTTAGACTATGCTTCTAAATCACGAGCAGCCGCAAAAAGCATGTTTGCTAACCAAAAACAAAACTTTAGATCATTTGCTATTATTCCGGATATAGTAGCTGTAGATATAAAAACTAAATTTGGTATAGATGTGCATAACTCACAAAATAGTGCTGAAAAACTGCAGAAGATTAGAAATATAGTTATACAGAACTACCCCCAATTATTGACGGGTAATATTATTAAAAACCCCAAAGGGAGATAAATTATGGCAGCAGTAACTAACCAAGCTACTCTACGAACAGCCGTAGCAGATTGGCTAAATCGCTCTGACTTGACAAACGCACAGTTAGATCAATTTATTGAGATGGGGGAATCTAAAGTATACGAATTATTAAGAGTGCCAGCACTAGAAAAGACAGTTGTTTTTACTGTTACAGATTCTCGTATTATTATTCCTGCGGATTTTATAGAATTAATTGAAATTAGAAAGACAGGAGTAG